TTGGCGATCGCACCAAAGGCTTTGATCGTGTCAGCCTTCAGCGTTTCGAAGACGCCTTTCAAATACTCGATCGCTTCGCCAGCGATGCCGGATGAGTAGACGAAGTAGGCACCCAGTGCGGCAACTGCAGCGACAACAAGTCCGATAGGTGTGAACAGAGCGCCGATCATGGTTACCAGGACACCGATCGCGGTTCCTACTAGTGAGAACATCGAAGCTAGCCCACCAACAGCGAACGCGGCCACACCAGCAGCACTGCCAATACCGATGAAAGCCGCGCCGACCGCAACGACACCGGCAACTATGAGAGCGACCTTCTTGACCACTTCCTGGTTCTTGCCAATCCATTCAATCAGGCCGGAGAGAGCCCGTGAGATCGCTTTCATCATTTTGGTGACCGAGAGGTCGAGCGATTCGCCAATCGCAATGGCCACGCCTTCGATCGAGCTTTTCAGGATTCGGAACGCGCCACCGATCCCAGCATCCATATCGCGTGCGGTCTTGTCGGCGATACCATTTGACTTCTTCAGGTCGGCAAGCAGCTTCTTGGTATCGGTGACAGTCTTTCCAATGGCCGACGCACTGGTGATGCCCATCAAACCGAAGACTTCGTTGAAGGCTTGGGCTCGATCACCGGTTCCCATGTTGGCCGATGCAGCGGCAACTTCGCCAAGAATGTCGACGAGATCTCTCGCGTTTCCTTGCGCGTCCTTAGTCGCGACCCCGAACACCTTTTGAAATTTCTCGGATTCTGCTGCGCCAAGCGTAAGCAATCGACGTAACGCGGTACCCGCTTCACTACCTTGAATGCCGAGGTTTCCGAGGGTGCCAAGAATTGCAAGTGTTTCTTCGAGGCTCATGTTGGCATTTGCTGCTACTGGACCTGCGTACTCCAGTGCCTCGCCAAGAGACTCGACCGAGTTGAAGGACATGTTGGCCGCTGCGGTCAATCGATCCGAGACTCGCACAGCATCGGTTGCTTCCAAGCTGAATTGACGGATCGTGGCTGACATGATCCCAGAACTAACTGTCGCATCTGTCCCAGTGGCTCGGGCGAGATTCATGACCGCACCGGTCATTTCCTCAATCTGCTTGGGTGAGAAACCGGCTCGACCAAGTTCAGTCATCAACGAGGCAACCTCACTGGCCGAGAAGCTGGTGGTAGCTCCCAAGTGTTTCGCTTTATTGCGCAGCGATTCCAATGTCGCACCGGTTGCATTGGCAGCTGCGCCAGCGGCCCGGATCGCATCATCGAAACTGGTATAGACTGCCAGGCTGGCTCCCACAGGTGCGGCCGCTGCGACACCAAGGCCTGTGAGTTTGGTGCCGACCAGTCGCGTGGACGCACCAAACGATTTGAGCCGCTTTTGCGCAGCTTCAAGTCCCTTGAGGAACTGGGCGCTCCTCGCGGTCAGCTCGACGTAGGCTCCTCCGGCTCTGACATGGGACATGGCGACTCTGACGTTCTTGGTTGAAAGTTAGCACCGAGCATCGCTGCAGCTTGCTCAACAGTTCCGCGAGCAACGATTGGCTTTTGGTCTGCGTAGGGATTGAAGTCGTCGGGCTTGAATGGCTTGCGACGTCTCTTACGATCACGGTTCATCTCGGCCATCAACGCCATGATCGTGCTCGCGACATTCCAATCGTGTTGGCGTTTGGCCTCGGCCATCAGCACAAGTTGGCGAAGCGTTAAGGGGCCTGGATCGACTCCGACGATGCCTGCAAGTCGGACGATGAGTCGTTCAATGTCGGCACAGCGAGCTTTCGTTCGAGATCTTCTACGAGCTTGTCGACCAAGTTTGGATCGTCCAGTCGCTTCTCGATCGCATTGATCCCCCGCGTCTCGATCAGCTTCTGCTTCTCGGCCGCCTTCCGCAGAAGACGGCGTCGCGACTCCGGGAAGTAATTGATCAACGCTTCTAGGAGTGCACCGGTTGCATCGTCAATCGAGTTGCCAGCCAGACCTTCACCAAATGCTTCGTCCGTGATCTGCTGCTGGTCCGCTTGTGGCTTGCAGATGGCATAGAGCACATCGCCCAGGAGCAAGGGATCGGTCGAGAGTCGCGTGATCAAATCGCCGTCGATCGCCTCCAACAGATGCACTCCGGTGAGAGTCTTCACGCGGCGCAGCGTCGTGTTGTCGATATCCACAATCCAAATGCGACCGGCGCGGTCAACGAACTTCTGCATGATGCCTCCCTGAGAGTTACGAATCCTCTAAACCAACTACAACGCCAGCGATCAAGGACCAGCCAAGCCAGGTCCAACGTTCATACCACCACCGGAACTCGACTGCGTCGGCTTGAGAGTCACATCAGCGGAGATGACCTCTTCCAGGTTTTGATTGACATTGAAGTTCATCACTTCACAGGTCAACGTGAGCGTCCCACCAGCGTCGCTGATGCCGACGTCACAAGGATCGCCACTGCTCCACAGGCCCTGAAGCAGTCCGAAGGCAGAATCACCTTCTTTGTTGAGCACCGTGAATTCGATGGACGCATCTTTGAGCGTTCCCACAGTCGCACGCCAGCCGTTGTTCGCGCGGGTACTAGCATCGGCTTCGGCCTTCTCGAGACTGACTGTCAAATCCTTGACGTTGGTGATCTCCGCTCCGTCGATGGTGAGGACGGCTTCGAGACCAAGTTTGACTTCTGGCATTGTGAATGATTCCTTTTGACGAACGTTTACTTGACTGAGTTGGCCCAGAACGTGGGGAGCCGACTCCGATTGGCTTCCAGTGCCGGCTTCATGAATGGTCGCTTGGGATAGTGGCGAGGCTTGTTGTCACTGCGTCGCTCGTTCTCTTCTGCAATCAAGCGTGTCGCTCGATTCGCCTGAGCTACGGTTTGTAGTTCGATCCTCGCGAACTTTGTCTTGCTTCCGTGCTGTATGGCGCGGATCGGACCGTGCTCGCCAACCTTGAATCGATGAGGCTTGAGCTTGCGACGCTTAGTAGCCACGCCACCGAATTCATGCAAGTTCCAAATGTGTCCTGCGATTTCATTCACAGGGCCGATCGCGACAACGGTTCGGTTGTTGGTGACGTCGTAACGAATCACGCGCTTGAGCATGCCAGTCTGGGTGTGCGGCGGGCTTCCAGGCTTCGATGCCTTCTTGCGTTTCCGAATGCTCCGCTTGGCTGTCTTTCGAACCGCACCGCCGGCTTCGCTCAAAGAAGTGAAGGTCGCTGTTTCCGCCTTCTTCTTAAGCTTCTGCTTATCGAATTGAGTTCGAACCGTGATCTTGATCATCGCGCTAGTTCAAAGGTTAAGGTCAACAAGCTTGTAAACTGACGCAGTTGTTCCCAGTGTTCGCTGGAATACAGCACTGCATGCTCGGCCTTCACGCATCGAGCTGCTTGAAATGAATCGAGCCTCTTCAGACGAAACTCGTCGGCAATCTTCTCCACAAGATCAACCAGCGGATCGATCTCCTCGTTGGTTCCCTTTGAAAACTTCTTCTGTACGGCAACATCAACGCGGCAGTGGTATTTGTTGTGGGCGCGGTCGTGAGGGAATAGCTCAACATCGCGAGGCACAACCGTCACGCGGAGTTCCTTCATGTCTTCGAGGTCGAAGTTGGGAACGTACATGCGTTCGGCGATGAATTCAAAGTCGAACTCGGCTGCATTGAGCTGGGCGGTGACACTATCGGCAACTTGTAAAACTGTCGTCATGACGGATGGGATTCGATTTGTTTGGTGTGGATTCGAAGTTTCAAACGGAATGGATCGCTGTAGCGCCAAGGTGGATCGCCACCGAGGGCCATGACTTCAAATATGAAGGTGTGTTCGCCATCGATCTCCACGATCGTGTCACCGCGGCGTGGCAACGTGCCGATGATCGACGAAAGAAGTGCATAGGTATCGATAAGAAAATCACGGACTTGGCTGCGAGTCACAATGCCTTCGCCATCATCCTGGTCGTACATCGATTTGCCGATCGTCGCTTGGAGCGTGGCTCCCAGTTCTCCTCGGCGATACACGACCTGGCGAGACGCGTGCTGGGTGAGTTTTGAGGCAAGCCACTCCTGGCCTTTCTGAAGCATGTCGGTCATTTATCTTCCCTCTTAATTGGGAATAGTCGCAACAAAAGACCAGTGATTGAGCCAATCGCCGCAGTTCCAACTCGAGCCGGATCGACTGCTGATCGCAGATAGAATCCAGTAATCGTTCCAACTACAAACGACAGCGTTAACGACACAAGAAAAAACAGAAGCCAGCCGATCATTGTTGTTCCCCACTGAGCAGCTTCGATGCCTTGCCACGCACTTCTTCCAACCAAACTGCGTCAGCGCGTCGTTGGTATTCAGAGGCAACGGCGGTAGCCTCTTCATCGAGCTGTTGCTGACGAAGCGTTGTTTGGCGAACTGGTTGTGCCGGCTCTGGGTTTAGGAAGGCGACCGGCGAAGCTTGCCTGAGTTGCTCTGGTTCGCGTTTCTTCATGGGAAGGAGAGCGACTGCAAGAAGGACAACGACCACAATGATGGCGATGGTTAGTAACATGTTTGTTTAGAACCTCACTAGGAAGATGAATTGGGTTAGGGCACCGCTCAGCTAATGCCGCGTTTGATCAAAATGAAGACCAGCAACACGGCGGCAATTCCAATGAGCGCGACGGTTGCGATCTCGCCGGCTGAGAGCCACATCAGTGCGTTGCGAGTGTCTTTGGCTCCGTCAAACAGATCGCGTACTCGATCCAGTGGCCGACGGTCTTCGGAGGGTGTCGTTGGGCAATAGCCATCGGGACAATCTTCGGCCGACAGATACAGCGTCGGCGTGATCGCATCGTCCCAGGAGTAACCCTTGGTTTTGACCGCTCCGGTCTTCTGTGCCTGCTTGGCTTGCTTGTAAAGCAAGTAACCGTGACGGAGGTCCGAGTAGAGCTCCTCTGGTGTGCTCGGAATCATTGATCGACCTGCGGCATGGATGTGTCCGCCGGTCGCATCTTGGAAAAGGACCACAGGGAACTGCTCTGCGGGCACAATGTCGGCGTAACGTGTCTTGTAGATCGCATTGTTCGCTGTGTAGATCTGGAATTCGCAGCTTTCCTTGAGCGCTGCCAGTTGCTTGTTCTGCGTGAACCATTCTTGAAGTCGCTGACTTGTTGCATCGGCGTTAACGAACAAGGCGAGCTGGTAGTTCTTCTTCGGTGGAGGAGCAGCAGGATTCGAAACGGGAGTTACGATCAACGGTTCTTGAGCGGGCTTCTGAACATCCACAAAGTTCGGCGTAACAGTTACCGGTGTGGTAACAGTTGGCGTCACGACGGTCGGTTGTACGATGGTGGGTTGAACTACCACCGGCGCGGGATAGATGCGCTGTGGTAGGCAATTTGGCGGACAGTTGCGGATCTGTTGCTTGATCTCACCCTGGGCCTGCAAGTTCACCGACTGCGGCTCTTGCAACTTCTCGATCGTGCCAACACTTGGTGAAGTCGGCCGATAGTTGGGCACCGTCCAGCTTTGCTCGGGCTGAGGCTGCGATGGTTTGTTATGGAGCGCAGTGAATACAACACCCAGGAGAATCGCGTGGACGATTGCCACCACGATTAGGCCCAGACTTAAGCGAATTCGAATCGTATCGTTGATCATGGTGATTACAGTACCTCATAACTTTGGTAAGGCAGTGAACTGCTTGGGTCATTGAGAACGGTTAAGGCAAAGCCTCCGTAGCCTGCCCATAAGCGGATGAACTGTTCACGAGGCGTGAGTTCGAAGCGCCCCGGATAGTTGTTGTCAAGGATCGCTGCGTATTGCTTCCCATCACGCTCGATCCAGCCGACAAACGTGCAGCAATGGGCCGGCTTCCACCAGAGGATGGCTCCTCGCCTAGTCGCGCTGGCCCAATCCAGGAAGCGAGGATCGGCTTTGAGCGTGTAGCTGTAGTCGATGCCGGCAGCATCGAGGCGATCGCGCAGGCGTGAGTCCCACTCGCCATCGGCATAGGTCGTGCGCCAGCGTTCGCCAAGCTCGAATCTGTTGAGCCAACGCAGATGGTTCACGAGCGAGGCATGAACGCAGCTCCCTTGACCAAGAGAGCCTGTCCAATTGCGCTGATGCAGTTGCACTGGCAAATTGGCTGGCGGTTGCTCTGGTTCAGGCGTTGGTAATGCACGCACGTTGACGATGCCCGAATCGCAACCAGCCAATACGAGCAGCATCAATGCACAGGCTGAAATCAATTGTTTATGAATCATATTGAGCTCGTTTTTGAAACTATTGATGGTGACGACTAACGCTGGACCGCAAACGCAGGGATCGTTTGGAGAGCCGAGGCCCAACTCGTGCCCCTGGTGCGGGCCAGCGGTAGTCGTCGCTAACTCTTGAATACCACCCACAATCGCGCGTTCGTTTGAGGTGTTGCCGCAACGAATCGAATGGGCAGACCACACATGGCCTTCATGGTGACGTAGCGTGGGTTGGCCGGATCAAACAAGTCGGCTTCATAACTGGCAAGTTGGACGTTATCGCCGTTGGGTAAACGACCTTCGATGATCCATGCCGATGGAACGGATTGGCTCGCCACGCAAAAGCAACTGCGATACTCGCCCACCGAGAGCCATTGGCTGACAAGGCCATTGGCCATCCGCAAAGAATGCGTTGCGCGAGCTCGATCGATTGTTACTTTTGCGATTGATGCCATCATCTATTGACTCAAACGTAAACGGACAGTGAGTGTGCCTGGCGGCGCGGCTTCAATGGCTTTGCCGATCATTGAATGCGCATATGCGTTCTTGACGACATGCCAGCTGATCTGCGACCAGTAAAGGATCGTTCCAGCGGGAATGTTGGTGGTTGGATCTTTGACGACATCGAAGACACCACGAACCGTGATGCTGCCTCGTGAGCCCGCACTAATCCCAAACTTGGCGATGCCCACAAGCTTTCCCACGACGACGATCGAACCTGCAGGCACATCAACCTCAGGTACGAAGTCGACAGTCGTGCCGTCAGCAACGTGGATCGCTCCAATGTTTATGATTTGTGCGTTGTTGCTCACGGTGTCTCATCACTGGCTCAGGCGAACGCGGACAAAGGAATCAGT